GTCGCACCCTGTCTTGCGCTAACTGAACTCCCGATAGTCGCAGTAGCATTGATGCCCTTCAGTTGCAGCGATAGAGCGTCTAGTGGCCCCTCACAGACCACAACATAGTGATCCTCCTCGTCGAAGGGATATAGGATATCGGAAGGCTTCGGAGCGGAGTCCGTGGAAGGGTTTAAGTACTTAGGGGTCTGGTCATACAGGGCGCGAGCCTGAAAATAATATACAACGTCTGCGGCTCCCTTAAATGGGATAATGATTCTGTTTGCAAACTTACCCTCCTTGCAAAGATAAAAAGGACTCTCTTCCTCCTCAACAAGACTAAAAAGGGCTCTACCAAACAAGAAGCTCCAAGCATCAAGCTCAGTTTGGTCGTTAGATTCTACGGTGCTTAGATTGATCGGGACAAGTTTGCTGGTATCAAGCTCCAACTCCTGAGTTTGATTGGGTCTATCTAATTCGGGAATATCTTCTCCAAGGAAACGAAAGTTCTTAATTATCAGATCTTTTTGAGCCCAGAAGTACTGCAATCCTTCTGCCTTTGCGTAAAATGTAGTGAAATTTCCAGAACGACCTGTCTTAAAACACTGCCACAGACCACTATCTACATTGACGCTCATATGCTTCTTCCAATCATCCTCTACGAACAATGACTGCATGATAAACTCGCTGCCACAAGCGGATAGTTTGCCAATAGTGGCGAAGTTCCGAGTAATGTAGTCTCTAATAAACTGAGGTGCTATAATGTACATAAAAACTATTTCCGAATCAAAATTCCAGACTTTTAAACAATGCCAACTGAAGTATCGCTATCGCTACGTCGAGAGGCTCCCTGAACCATCAGAGACAAATACTGACGCTCTGCACTTCGGATCGTATATACACAAGATCCTTGAGGACGGTGTGAACGCGCAGTCTCAAGAGGAGATGCTGTTGATTGCTGAAGAAGTAAAGGGCTCATACAAGGTATCAAAGAAGTACGAGGGCAAAGATTTAAAATGTATCGACAATTTTCTTTCCTTCAACTCCAAGCTAGGAGAGACGGTAGGGACCGAGCTTGTCTTCCAAGTCCCTGTAAAGGATGACATCACCCTTAACGGCATCATTGACCGTGTGATCAAGGGAGAGGATGGAGGCTACCTGATCATCGACTACAAGACCTCTAAGAGGGAGAAGACTAAGGTTGAGCTTTACCAAGACACTCAACTAAAGGGCTACGTTTACGCTATAAGTAAACTGTATGAAGTCCCTATCTCCAAGGTTGTAGCTGCACACTACTATCCTCTAACTAATAACTTCGTACATGTCCAGTACTCAGTACCACAAATTAACGCTCACTTACGCAAGATCGTTGATGAGGTCTGGAAGATCCGTAAGAAGAAGAAAGAGGAGTTACGAGCTAACAGAAATGAATTCTGTAATTGGTGTGCTTACAAGACTGCTTGCCCTGAGTTCTGCACCATGCATGAAGTACAGAAGACTGTGGAAGAATTAAAAGCTAAGAAGAAGAAGAAGTCCTAGGCCAAGTCCCATATATAAATGGGTGATAGATATCTATATCTATAGAGATAAAGAATTTATCTACTTGATCAGGTGAATACTTACATTTCTTAGTTAAGTAGTTAAACAGCATTTCTATCTTGATAGGCTTCTGTTTGTTCATAGCATCCAGAATCTTAAGCTGGAAATGCTTAACAAACTTTTCAGAGAACTTATGTCTCCACTTTTCTACGAATGAATAACTTAATGTTTCATTTATTAAATCAAGAAAATCAATAATCTCTATGTCTAGGTTACTACTCATATTTTAAACTCTTATTATATAATATAAGAACATGGCTAATTTTTCAAAACAATTTCGGAATTTTTTAAAATCTGTTGGAGCAGACGATAAGAGAAATACCCAGATAGTACCTAAGAGTGAATCCTGTGCAGTTCCAGGAGATGTAGTATTTTTTAGGTATAAGTTAGGTACTGGGTTAGGAAGTCGGGGAATGAGGCTTCTTTTGGTAACTAGACCAGTAACAAAAGATGCAGCTACAGGTAACAGGCTTATTACAGGTTTTAAGCTACCCGAGGATGGAGATTATACCCCAGAGTCCTTAGATGCTCTATATAAACAAGGGAACTTTAAAGAGGACGATTTTAGAACATATATTATGACAAACATATACGGTCCTTTACAAAGAATAAGAAGACAAACTAAGGAGGGTGAATAATGGTAGTATCAGACATTGTATTAGGTGGATTATCAAAATCTATAGATGGCTTAAAGAACCAGATTCAATTAGCCATTGGTTTTGCAGATAATGCACAAAAAGCTTCTTTAGCATTAGGCCAAACCTATGAGCAGACTAGGGACTCCTTGGGGAGTACGATGCAGGGCTTACGAGGTAGCTTGGATCAGAGATTTAGTGCTGGTATAGCTGGTATGGAAGCGGGTCTTCAAGGTAATACCGCAGGAGTTGCAAAACTAATAAACCAACAACGATTAACTGGAACTGCCCATAGAGCCACAGCAAAAGCTATGGCAGACCTTGAATCTGGGATGAATCTCTCCAGACAGGATACCAATCTTCTTTCTGATAGCCTAGTTGATACTGGAGCAGAATGGCAAATCAGTACAGACAAGCTTGTTGGAGCTATTGACGCATTGAAAGACACATTCCCTGCACAAAAATTAGCGGGGATGGGAGCCAACGTAATGGGAGCGGTAACTAAGCTGCAAGGCGAGCTTGGCCCATCCCTGGCTGGTCCTCTTAACTCAGTTATGAAGACTCTCCTTGATTCCAGCCAAGAAGGTATGGCTACGATAAATAAGCTTGGTCTTGCTGGTGTAAGAGAGCAATTATCTGCCGCTAAAAGTACAGAGGAAGCACAAGGTATTTTAAAGTCCGCGTTTGTTAAAGCATCCGACACTTTTAAAATGCATTCTGCTGGATCTGATCAATTCTTCCGAAAGGTTGGGATTGCCACCGAAAACTTGGGCCAAGGAACCATTGATTTTACAACTGTTGCCGATGCGTTTGGTGATCGAGTCAAGAACGAGGACCCTGCCCGAGACTTCGCGGACACTTTACAAACCTTAAAAGCTGAAGCGTTTGTACCCTTTCAAGAAGCCCTAGTTTTAGCTAGACCAGTAATTACAGATGTAGCCAGGGTTTTGTCCGTGGTCGCGCAGAAAGTAGGACAGTCTTTTCAAGAATGGGTGAAAGGATTATCAGGAGGCGAAGCAGTTGTCAAAAGCGTAACACTTGCAATGCTTGATTTTGCCATTTTCGGATTGAATGCTTTTAGTAAAATGACGAATAAGGTAAAGGAACTTGGTCAAGAGTATTTACCCAGACTTACGGATTCGTTGATGTCGGTTAATACTGCTATACATTTCGGGATTGTGGCTCCTTTGGAGATTTTAAAGGGGGTCTTTAATAGTGTTATTTATACTATCGAGGTTTTAATGGAAGTAGTCGTTATAGTAGGACAAAAGCTTATGCATTTTGCTAATAATCTACCAATGGTTTCAGTAGATACGACCTTCATAGACTCTTTAGCTGAAGTTATGGATGAAGTAACTTCAGAAAGGTATGATACGATAATGGACAGTGTAAATAGAATAAAGATGACCCCAGAAAAGTCCGCTGAATTATTTAAAAAGGGCATCAAAGAGGCTAATAAGGATCCTGAATTATTAGGGAATAGACTTCTAAAAGAAATGCGAGATAAAATTGAGAACTCTTCGTTGGGCGTAATACAAGGATTAGACGCTGTAAAAGTTGAGGTAGCAGATATAAATGACAAAACTCCAGAACTCGAAACAAATAGGTTCTTAGGAGATACATCCATTATGCTATCCGAAAACATAGAGAGTATTCTTGGTATAGGCGCAGATACTACTTCTTCGGACATGTTAGAGGAGTTGCGTATCGCAAATGAACAAAGAGCAGCCCAAGAGGCTTCTTCCCCACTATTTAAAACACAAAATAGCATCTAATGAGTAATAGACACATAATAAATAGAAACCTTCCTGAAAGATCAAAACTTATGTTCTACTTTCCTGTCCCAGCTAAAGGAGCGGACCATTATGTAGTAGAATTGCCCTTCTTTGAGAATGTTAAGATTAAAGAAAGTAAAAAAGCTAGATATCAAAAGTACTCATTAATATCTAGATCTAGTAACCTTTATAGCTACCTTGGCGCAGAGTCTAGAACCTTAACTCTGTCATTTAAAATGACAATGCCCCATATCCTAGATCAGCACCCAGGGATTACATTTGATCAGTATGTACATTACCAAACAGACAAGCTTAATATGGAGGCTGAAAAAAAGCTGTTCAAAGAACCATACAAAGCGGAAGATGGTCCTATGGGCATGGCATTTCAACTAGGAACTAAATATACCCAAGATCTTGCTAAAGATAGTGCAAAATCAGTTCTTTTAGATGGTAGTATTACGGGAGCTTTAAGCGAGATGGACAAGCACTTTATTCAAAGTAGATATGGTATTTCTGAATCCTCTTTGAATAAAGTGAATTTTACTGCAAATGTAATAAAAAATGTTGTAAGTAATCCTCTAAACATTTTTAATGCCACAGATAACCTGGTTAATGCCGCCGCTGCCACTGAAGAACAAGCAAAACTTGAGATAGAAAATAACCAAAATCTGCAATTAAAATATCGTATTATTGATTTAATTATTTACTGGACAAATATTATAAGGTCAAGTGTGGTTAACTACTCAAAAAATCCTATTTATGGACCTCCTGTTATTAGGTTACGGCATGGAATTCTTTATCAGGATATCCCGTGTATTTGTACAGATTACTCAATTGACTATAATGAAGCAGCAGGATATGATATAAATACACTCCTTCCCCGCGAATTAAAAATTACTATGAAGTTAGAAGAGATTAGAACTGGGGACTTTGAGGAATTTGATACCATTGATATTATTAAGAAGGATAATCTCGCTGGTTGGGAGGCTGTGGTACTAGGGGATACCCACAGCATGGATCCAGGGTCTGGAGGGACAACCTAATGGCATCACAAGGACAAAACAAAGGACCATATGCTTTGGACTCCCAACAGGTTAGGCATCGTGGGGTGCTAACCACTACAATTATAAACACTCCTAAGTTTGATTCTCTAATTATGAATTTAGATACTGCTTATGATTATGAAGTAGGTTATGTTCCTACAGGATACGAGCATCGTCCTGATCTAATTTCTAATGTGTTTTACGGAAGTCCTAAGAACTGGTGGCTTTTGATGTTGGTTAATGGGATAAATGATCCTGGCGAGGGATTTAAGGTAAACCAAAAAATACTTATTCCTAAATTGTAATGAAAGTTCCAACAGCAAACATTATTGTAACTTATAGCAGAGAGTCTATGGATAGGCTGTTTGCAGAAGGAGCTACCTACACAAGTTTGATGCAGACCCTTACGGCTAATGAATCAGATGATACTTTAATGTTTAATGCTGAATCTAATCCAAATTTTATTTCATTTGAGCATTCCTTTGGCTTCGGCCCAGGAACGAGGATGAAGCTGAAGTTTATTGACCCAAAAGGAACTTTTGAGAAAAGATTTATAAGTAGTAGTTTACTAAAAAATGTAGCTGGATCGAGGTACAAATCAAAAGATTCTAAACCTAGCATCCTTAGCGCCAAAAACAGCGAAGGAATGAAACTAGCTTCGTCTGAGTATAATGAAAAATTTTATGATGATCTAAAAGAAGAATACACAAAAGAGTTTGGATTGAAAGAAATTTATATTGCCTATGGCTCTGGAGATAATTTAGATCTATGGTCTGGTCCACACAAGACAATGATTGAAAACATTGATATTTCTGTAAAGGGAGCTAGAGAAATAGCATTAACCCTGAGCCCTACCCCGCAAGCCTTGGATCTGGGCCAAAGAAGAGGATCATTTAATGAGAAGGTAAATCTTAATCTTGCTGGTTTAACAATGAGGTTTTCTGGTGAATCCAAACCAATTGTATTTTCAGGTCAAGAAGGAAAAGGGGGACTTGACGGTTACGATACTGTAAAGCCTTATGATCCTCTAAAGTATTTGAATTTAGAAACTAATGCGGAAAGTGCTATTACTAAAAGTAGAGATGAAATAAAGCAAGCGTTTGGTGATCTAGACTTAGATAGTCTAGTTTCCACTGTGGAAGATTTTGATATTCATTCTATTATTGTAGACACACTGCGAAGCTATATCCAGAAAGCAACAGGCAATCCAAATGTGATTGTCCTCCTCCCCAATATTAATGTTACTTGTAGAGAGTCCATTAATAAATTAATAAAAAACGCCAGGATAGAATCTGAAAAATCCAAAGCGGCAACAGGCGGTCCTGGATCGCAAGCAAAATCTATTGTCGATACAAAGTTTGCAGACTCAAAAGAACCTCGCAAAAAGGCAATAAAATATGAATTTCTTAGATCTCTTTTAGAAGAGTTTGATTTAAATATTTATAGTAGATCTATTTTTGATTTTGGATCTATAGAGAAGTCTATTCCCCAAGCTGAAATTAACCAGATGGCCTCTGTAGAAAAAAAGAAAAGTGCTTCTTTAAGATTTGAAAGTGAGTACACTGAAAAAGATTACTTTGCCATCTTAGAGAGAGCTTCCAATAAAGGTATTCCTGACCACATGGCTACTGTTAAAGGTGTTATTGAAAAAATTAATGCACATTCAACGGGACAATACCCCATTAGGTTAGGACTTTATACTGAAACTGATACTAAAGTTTTAGATTTTTGGTCTGGTAGAACACATGGATCTAAAGGATGCACTCATTATCCGTTATTTGGTGGATATCATAAATTTGATGAAGAAAGAGAAGCCATTATTGTTGGAGATATAGCCCTTATTGAAAAATATCTGTATGCTAAAATTGATTTAACTTCCCACATGGCTGGTATATCAAAACTAAACGATCTAGCTTCTGCTGCAAAGACTAAGCGGGAAGACCACAGTATTGGTCCAGAGACTACTGGTAAATTTGGATACAAGGCTGAAATTAAGGGATACTCCACTAATGAAGATCTTGAAGTTCTCAAGACAGAAGATGCTGTATTAAAAAGTAACGTCGATGCTGCTGTTACTGCAAAGCTAATGCACATCCCCCTTCATCCTTTAGATAGAGCTATTTTAACAAACTCATATTATAATAGAGATCTAAAGAAAATTATATTTCCCCCTTTTACAGGAAGCTTAATGGGTTCCTTCGGGGATATTACTTATCTTCCTGATGAGTTTGGGTATTCTGAATTCTCTGAAGATAAAAAAAAATATATAAAAGAAAAATCTATTCCTATTTTTAGGTATAATACTACAAACCCAAATGTATTAGATATAAAATTTAAGTTTGCAAATATTTACTTTTCACAACTGCAAGCGGGATTTCAGAAGATGGTCAGTAGAAAAGCCTCTGCTGTTGCTGCGGGAGTGCTGCCATTAGGCACAGGAACTCTCCCCATTACAACGAGGGGAGACGCAGCGCAATTCTTACGAGTAAATAACTTTTCAGCAGGTACGGGAGACGAAGAGAAAGCAGAAATACTACAAGAGTTAGCGAGACGTATTAGCCCTGAGTTAGCTAAGTCCATGGAGAGTGACGAGCTTCTCGCAGCGGACGGTATAGCGGCTATATTAGAAGTTGCAGAACAGGATAATTTACAGGGATATGTGGAAATTGAACAAATGCTCCCTGGAAATCCCAATGCCATTATGGCCTCTATGGCTGAAGGCATGTATAGAGAGGCTCATTCTATGAATATTACTACGCTTCCTATATTTCATCTTACCAGTGTTGCTACCATAAATAATGACTGCATTCTGTTCGCACAAGATACCGCTATTATGCAGAGTCAGGAACCAAAACGAAGTGCTATGAACTCCTTTTTTAGTGGTTTATATAGAATTATGGGCTTTAGACACACTATTAATTCTACTACTGCTAAATCAGAATTTCAATTAGTTAAGAACGCAGTGAAGTATGATATACCTGAAGAAGAGAAAAAATCCACCCCTAAAGTCTTAGAAGGGTATCAATAAGCAGAATAAATAAAGTTATGGATATAAATGATCAATTAATTTCATTAGCCGAGGTGGGAGACAGAGCAGACGGAACCTTGAATGGTACATTCAAGGCTAAAATTAAAGCTCTTGGATCTGATTATGTTGATGTTAATTATGTTAGCCCGTATGCAAGTAATACCAATGGAGGCTTCGTAGCTATTCCCGAAGAGGGAGTTGAGATTTTAGTTTGCTCTCCCCTAGGAACTAATGCTTGGTATTATATGGGATCAACCTTTGCCCCAGAACCAGAACAGGTTATAGGATCAAAACTACCTGATGCTGAGGTTTACCCACTAGCTAGGGTCGATCCAGAGAACTACAAGGCTAGGGGTGTACCCATGAGGATGAGTTTTAAAAGTGTAAATGGTGCTGGTTTAACAGTATCCGAGGAATATAATCCAAAATTTATTAATAGGAAAACCGAAATAAAGTCTACTGTAAATAAAAAAGTTACTTTGAATGACAGTCCTGGAATTGATTCTATAATTTTAGACTCAGGTAACGGTGCAAAAATTACTTTAACGGATGATCCAAAAAATCAAAGTGTTCCTTCTAGAGCCCTTCAAATTGAAACAGTGGGTCCACAGAAATACCTCAATGTTGAATCTCAAACTGACATCTTGGTGAAAGATGGTAGAGAACTACAACTAATAAACCAATCAACAGGAGCCAAAGCTCCTGAAGGTGAACCTAATAAGGCTGGGAATGTAAATATTCAAAGTGATAAGAAGGATGTTAATATATTTACCAAAGCTGAGGAAGGAAGAATATTCATAGAGTGTATTAGCGAGTCTGGTAATAATCAGGTCATTGAAATCCAAACTAATGGAGAAGGTGGGCATATTCGGATTAAGACGAAAGGCAAGGTGGATATTGATGCAAAGAATATAGGCATTAATGCTGCGGAGAATATAGATATTAAAGCTGGGGGTAATATTAGTATGCAAGCTGAAGGGATTATGAATATGCAGGCAGCAGGAAATATTAATGCCGATGGAGCCCAAATCCAGCTTAATGGAGGAATGTCCACACCCGCCACCCCAGAGATTGGAAACACAGAAAGTTACTATGGAAACGATGGAGTAACTACATACTAAGAGGCGATTATGGCATCATTTGATTTAGACACATTTTTAAAGGTTCAAGGGCAAACAGGAACAGGAGCATTTCAGGCTCTAGGGATGGCTTATGGTATGCCTAGCTGTATGATAAATTTGGCATCAGACGCACTAAGCCTACTTCCTAGCTCAGTGTTAAGTGATATGCAGACCAAAATTGCAGAAGGAAAAGCTAAGGCAAATGAAGTAACTAAAGAAGTATTCAAAAAACTCATGATGAACACAGGCATCATTGAGTTCGATACAGAGACAGGGCTCCTTAAGTTCGGCTCGGACACTTCTTGGATGGGTATTGAAAATGATGACAGCCAAACAAAAGATAACTTAACTGGTCTTTTAGGGGCTCTTGAGTACGCATCAGCTTTCGGAGCCCAAGTATATCAAAACTATACAGACATAACAAACCAAATTGACGCTATTACCGACTGCTTAGACAAATTTAATACACTTCAGTCGTTCCAGTCAGGAAATTCGGCAGATCAAAAGGCTACCCTATCCTCTGGTGCAGCAGAAGAGTTATTTAACAAGGTTTACGTAGGAGACAAAGCTAAGTTAGAGTCTGCTTCCAACTTTATAAATAAATGTAATACCACGATCTCGGAAATTAACAATACCCTTCAAGCTAGAGCAGCAGATCCCTCCCTGGAGCCTTGTTTATTAAATTCTTCTGAATTAAACCCATTCTTAGACGGTACTAATTTTAAGAGATGCTCTCCCACAGACCCAGCGGTGGGGGCAGATGAAAAAGAAGTGTTCCGACTAACTTACGGACCCCCTGAGACTGCTGCGGGACAATATGTATTGACCTCGGACGGACTTTATTATGACTCGCAAACAGGAGGATTGGATCCTGTCTTCTTGGCTATCTCAGGAATTGTACCTGTAGGAGATAAGTGGACATACGATTATGATCCTAACCTAGGAGGTAAGGGACAAGCTATTTCGATTGAATCTCTAAACAAGTTCTCCGATAATATTTTTGATCCTACCCGAATTGATGATAGCGTAGGACTCCAGCATTACTATAACGAAGACCACTTCCTCTCTGTCTTAAAGCAACAAAGGGATAAAAATGTATATGATTTATCTTCAGATTTAACTTCATTTATTGCTGAGTTTGGAGAAGATTCCTCGATTGTAACAAACCAAAGAAATTTAATTATCTCTGATATTGCTAATCATAATAGTAAAATTAACAGGAGAAAAAAACAGATCGAGGTTGCTGTTAAGGCTCCTCAGGTTTACGGAGAGGAAACCCAACCTAAGTTCTCCCCAGGAGAAGTCCCTATCAATGATTTCTCGTACCTAGCAGACTATAACTTAGAAGTAGATTTAGAAAAACAGAATGCTTTAATATTTAATCAAGCTGATGTTGTAGGTATAGTGTTACCTATTAACGCTAAGTTCGCAGGAACGAGTGCTAAACCTCCCTCGTTAACTTTTGATCAGTTGAGGGTTCCTACGGTTGGAAAAGGTAGTATCTTATACTCCCCGTCTTCTACTGAGGCTGGAACGGTATTATCTTTAAATGATCAAGTTGTATACGATGGGTTGTTTGGAATTTACAACTTCTTAGAAACTAAGTTAGAGCTTCCTTCGTCGCTATCCTTCCCAGTAACAAATTGTGCTACAGAGAATATGTATAATAACGCCCAGATGGTGGGAGCTTCTAAAAAAGACATATTTGTTTCTGGTTTAGGAATTCCTTACTTAGGTGGAATTGTTCAAAATAAACTTAGTGATCCTGTAGCTGCTTCTGCGTTAGGATCGTATGTCAAGCTTCCTGACACTAAAGAATATCGGGACCTAACTTATTCGTCAACAGGATTTACATTAGAATGTTGGGCTCATGTTCCTAATATCATGGATGGAGGTGTGGGATGGTTAAGTGCTACCGCTTCTTCATTAACGAAGGTTCTTTTAGCTAGTGAAAATGTAGGTAAATCCGATGTTTCTGGTCCTTGCCCTCCTGCCCCTGAGAAAGATTTAGATTATCTAAGAAATAATAGAGGGGATGAGTTTGTGAGAGGTATGGTTTGCGGCTTTACTAGAGATAGGAGAATTACAGAGGCAGGATATGGATTAAATTTATCAGGGTATAGTAATAATAATTATGATAATGACCCAGTATCATCATTGAGTTTCTTCATAGCCCCTACGCAATCTAGAGACGCATCCGCAGCATCTTGGATTAACAGTGATGAGTGCCAAGTCAACCCTACTTTCCATAAGATGAAAGTAGACCTTTCAGCAACAGATTTCGGAAACGTGTCATCACAATTCGTTTTAATCGACATATCGTGTGATCCTATTAATGATACTATTAAAATGTTTGCAGACGGATATCTTGTGGCAACCTCCTCTGTCTCTGAGGTATTCGGAACAGAGAAAGGAGTTTCCCCTAGTCTTCCAAACTTCAAAAAATCAAATAGTTTCCAATACTCATCCACAACAGTCGATGGTCCTGATATCCTAAAACAAGGCCCCTTGTTAAACACTTTCTACACTCCTTGGATTGTGGGTGGAGGGTATACAGACGGTATGTATAAAAATGGCAACTTCATGGGCGGCGATAGAGGAGGCATTACTAGTGGACTTCGCGGACATGTTGGTAGCTTAAAGTTTTACTCTAGACCCCTAGATAATGGAGAGGTTTTGAAAAACTACAAAGCTCAACAAGGCTTCTTCAAAAATATTAAGATCTAATGGCTGCTAATCAAACTGTAACTGTATACGGAAGAAAACCTTCTACTTACATAACTGATGGACCTACTTCTAAGAAAAAAGAAGTTTTTGGTTTGGGATTCCCTTTAGGGTCATCTCCTGATGGGGGGATTTTTTCAAAGAAAACAGGCATTAATATGATTAAGGATGCGGTTCACCAACTACTCAAGACGGAAAGAGGTGAGAGGGTAATGCTTCCAAACTTTGGGTGCAACCTTCGTAAATATTTATATCAACCTTTAGATGAGAGTACCTTTGAAGGTATTAAGAGGGAGGTTCAATATTCATTTAAAAACTATATTGTAGGTGCAAAAATAAAAAAGCTTGCTGTTTTCCCTATGGGCGACCTGGGACCAGCAGGAGGAAACTCCCTTAAGGTAATTTTATCTTTAATATTAGATAACGCCGATTTAGAAACATTTGATGTTGAGGTAAACATATCATGAACTTTTCAGGAACTATAGCATCGGACTTTATGAAGTTAGCAAACATACCTGTTAACAAAAGACCTTCGCTTGTTAATTTTGCTGCAACGGATTTCTTAACTTTAAGAGATTCTTTGATTGATTATTCCAAAGCTGTCTATCCTTTAGATTATCAGTATTTTGTTGAATCTGATCTAGGTATGATGTTTATTGACCTCATAGCTTACATGGGTTCTGTTATGTCCATGAAAGCAGACATGCTTGCTAATGAGAACTTCTTGGCTACGGCTAACCAAAGATCTAGTGTTAAAAAGCTTTTGCAACTAATTGGCATTAGCATGAAAGGCCCCTTATCATCAGCAGCAGACGCAAAGGCCACAACAGAAAATACTGTTACAGGAAGAATGACAATTGCTGCTGCTGACCGTGTTATAGAGACTGTCTCCCCTGAAGACGGAGGAGCGCTTACCTTTACTTTATATAAGGTTGTTAATGGGTTAGTAGACACAGTTAACACTACTGGTGATCTTAGATTTGA